GCAACTGGTGAAGTAGGACCCACTGGAGCTAGTGGTCTTATTGGTAGTCAAGGTGCTACTGGACCCACAGGTGCAACTGGAGAAGTAGGACCAACTGGACCAACTGGGCCTAGTGGAGACCCAGGCGCAACAGGACTTACTGGAGCTAGTGGAGATGAGGGACCAACTGGACCTTCTGGAATAACTGGTCCCACTGGAGCTACTGGTGTTGGCAATCCAGGCGCAACTGGACAAGAAGGTCCTTCAGGTCCTACTGGACCTTCTGGTGCAGGTGGAGACCCAGGAGCAACAGGACTTGAGGGTCCATCAGGACCTTCTGGTGGTCAAGGAAATAGAGGTGCTACTGGAGCCAGGGGAAGACAAGGAGCAACAGGTCCAAGTGGTCCTTCAGGACCCAGTGGACCCAGAGGATTCATAGGTAGTCAAGGTGCTACAGGAGAAGATGGAGCAACAGGTTCAGAAGGACCAAGTGGGCCAAGTGGGCCTTCAGGACAAAGAGGTCCATCTGGACCTTCAGGATTTAATGGACCAAGTGGACCTTCAGGACCTAGAGGAAGAACAGGAGCAACAGGTTCAGAAGGACCAAGTGGACCATCTGGAGGTAGTGGAAATCCAGGTGCTACTGGAGGCAGTGGGAGACCAGGTGCCACAGGACCAGAGGGTATTCAAGGAGCAACAGGTTTAACAGGAGCAACAGGACCAAGAGGTGCTACCACTGAAACCCTTCAAAGTGTCACTCAGAGAGGTGCTTCTACATCTATACTCTCAAGTTTTAGTAGTGGAATCAGAACTGCAAGTATTAGTTCACAAGGTAATATGACCATCAGTTCTGGTGGTGCAATGACTTTCAGTAGTACCACCACTGGGTCAGATTATAGATTTGTAAACGATGACAATCATGATGGTGTTCTAGCTTTTGGTGATTTGTCATCTGATAGAACATATACCTTCCAAAATAGATCTGGAACAGTTGCTTTGCTGGATGATATATCAAGAAGTCGTCCAGGAACCTACAGTATTTTAGATCCAATTTTTGGTGGATTAAGAATTGTACCAATTATTAATAACAGGGGCGAACTTGTACCACAAGAAGATTGGTCACAAGCATTTAATAATGCTTTGCAAGCAGATGTTGATGCAGATGGTAATGTAACAAGTGTTAATTATGACCCCTATAATGGTTATGTGCAAAGATTGATTGTTCCTCCAGGTGATTACCCATGTGTAGGTTTTATCTTAAGGACTAGAGCAATTGATATAGTTGGAACATCACCAATCAATAGTAAAATTGATTTTGTAGATCAAAGGTTCCCTGCTATTCGTACTCAAACTGTAGATGGTGTAAGAACTGCTGGATTGTTTGTTATGGCAAACAAAGGTGATTTGTATGGTCTTAGAGTAACTGGCAATTCAAGTACAGCTGATGAGGAAACTAGTGAAACAACTGGACATAGTGTTGCAGTTTTCCATAGAGCTTATGACAACCAAGGTAGATTGCTTAGTACAACTGTTGTATCAGATAATAGTCAAAATGATAGTTGTGATATGGATAGTAAGATAGTCAATTGTGGATTTTCTAATAGAAGAGGTGGAAACTTAGAGTACAATGGTGCTTTGAAATATGTTGGTAGAAACATGTATATTGCCAATTGTGGTTTCAATAGTAATGGAACTTCTCTTGTAATGACATTCCCCAATACACCTGGATCAAGTTTGATAAATGGCACTACTTGTAACAATAGTAGTGCCAATAATGGAAGTCAAGGTGGATGGTATGGATGGAGAAGATGTAGTGTTCTTAATTGTTACTTCCATGGTGATGAAAACTCCAATTGTATAATTCTTTATGGTAAATATCAATGTGATGGTTTGATTATTAAAGGTAACAATGCTGATATTGGTGGTAAACTACTTACTGTAACCAGCACTGGAAGACCAACTGGAATATGGTCTAATGGAAATATTGAAGGTGGATTGAAAAACAGTGTCATTGCAAACAATACCTTTATGAATCAAGATGGTGGTGCTGTAATTAACTTCAGAAGAGGAAATTACAACAACAATATTATTGCTAATAATTGTATTGCTGGTGCTGATGAAAGTGAAAGAAATATGTCTTGTACTCCAGCTGAGAATAGGAGGAAAATCAAGAGACCTGTTCATGCTTTTGAGGCATCAGGCAATGCTATAATCCAAGGATTACAAATTGTTGGAAACAACTTCAGTTGGTGTACAAATAATGCCATTGAATTCAATGCCACTGGTTCAAATGGTGCAAAAGGTTTGATTATTGCAAACAATATATTCTCAAATCTTGGTTTTTCAGAATATGGTAGTCCAGCTTATAGTGGAAGAAATGCTGTAGGTCTTCCAAATAATAGCTCATACACTGGAATTGGAACTGGTAACTTTGCATTTAATGATAATGGTGTCCCTGCACCTAATGTCTTCCGCAGACCAGCAGGTTTAGTTCTTACCAATAACTTCCCATCATGACAACTGTAAATAGAAACGACCTAAGGATCAAGAACGCAGCAAACTTGATCCTATCTTTAAGTTCCACAGATTTTCAAGATTCATATGTCTTCATTGGCAAACCAACATTATGGACTACTGATGTAATTGATAACTTATTGCCAAGAACACAAGCAGGTGATGAATCACCACCTGTTCCAGACAACTCTTGGCGTGAGTTTTATGAAACTCATGATGAAATTATCTCTTTGAAAAAGGTAACTAGAGATAGTGCAAGATTTATGATACCCAGAAATACCTGGACTTCTGGTCTTGTATATGATATTTACAGACATGATTACAATGAGGTAAGAAGGTCATTCTCAAATGCTACACATTTGTATGATGCTTTCTTTGTTGTTATCAATAGTTCTAGAGAGGTTTATGTTTGCTTAGATAACAATAACAACTCAGAATCACTAGTAGAACCAAATGTGTCTACATTGTTGACAGCAGATCCTTTCTACACTTCTGATGGATATCAATGGCTATATTTGTACACCATCTCTACTATTGAAGAGAGATCAGTATCAACAAATAATCTCATTCCTATCTCACATTTAAAGTGTAATAATCTAGATGCTGGTGGTGTCTACACCATTATTATAGAATCAAGAGGGAATGATTACACTAACAATCCTCCTGGTATCAACCAAACTAATAAACTACCATTTGAGACGCAAATTGATGATTATTTCTGTAGGATTGTAGGTGATGGAACTGGTGCTGTAGCAAAAATTACAGTAGAAGGTGGCAAAATAAAAGAAGCAAGAGTTGCCAACAATGGTTCTGGTTATACATTTGGCAAAGTAGATTTTACTGCTGGTAGAGTTTATAGAAGTATAAGTGAGTTAAATGAAAATCAAAATGGTTTAGACCCCCTAGGTGATGGTACTTTTAGGTCTACTGTAATAATTCAACCACCTGGTGGGTGGGGACACAAAGATACTCAGAATCAAGTTGATGTTGAATTTGAGACAGAGACGAAGTTAGCAAGACAATTGGGTGGCACAAGAGTAGGAATCTTCTCTAGATTAGGTTCTGAAGATAGAGACCCTGATTTTCTTCAATCATCTACCTTCAGACAAGTTGGTCTAATTCAAGAAATTACTGGACATGAAATTGATAATGCAGGACAACCATTCCCTGACACTTTAAGCAATCTATTCTCAGTTGTAGTTAGAGAGGTAGATTCTGATACAGAAGAGGGTGTTGCAGCAGATGATTACTTGATTGGAGAGACAATTTTTCAAGTCAAACAAGACCCTGATGATCCAACAGTAAAACATGTTGCCAAGGGGACTCTTGTAGACTTTAGAAGAACTGAGAATACTCAAGGTGATGTAATTACAATTTTGTCATATATACAAAATCCAAGGTACAATGGCGATGATACATTTGGACAACTCTATCCTTTTGAAGGAACTGATATTATTGAAGGACAAATTAGTGGAAAGAAATCAGTGCCTGATACTTCATACTTTGGTGAACTAAATGATAGGAATTATGATTCAGGATATGCCATTCCTGAATATGATAGATATTCAGGTCTAATTACCTATTTGGCACATGAAATGCCCATTGAAAGAAGTGCAACTCAAACAGAAAGAATTAGTTTAGTTATAGGGTACTAAATACCTCAAAAAGTATAGAAGATGCCCATTCAGAGTAATACTAATGTAAGTCCATACTTTGATGATTTTGACGATAAGAAAAACTTTTATAGGATGCTGTTCAAACCTGGATTCCCAGTCCAGGCAAGGGAACTAAGTCAAAGTCAAACAATTATCAACGACCAGATTGAGAAGTTGATGAGTCGCTTCTACAATGAAGGCGACACTGTAGTTCCTGGCAACTTTAACATAGGGAACCCAACTCCTTATGTGAGAATTAGTTCTTTGCGTCAAGGACTCAAGGCAAAAGACCTCATAGGATTTGAGATTACAGGTGTTGTCAGTGGTGTTGTAGCAGAGGTTTTGTTTGCTGAAGAGAAGACAGATGACCATGATGCTACCCTATATGTAAGTTATATTTCTTCAGGCAATGAAAATGATGCTGCTCATTTCCAAGAGGGAGAGAGTTTAACATCTAATCTACCTAACAATAATGATGTTAATGCCATTGCTGCTGTAGGCATTTCAAATATTAGCAAACCAATTGACACTCCCTCTATGGGATTTGGTAGCATATTTACAGTAGAAGAAGGTGTATATTATGTAAGTGGTTTTGCTGTTAGAAATGATAAACAGACTATTACTTTAGACAAGTACGGCACAGAACCATCTTACTCTATTGGTTTTGTTGTAGATGAAGATTTTGTAAACTCAGTAGAAGATCCATCTTTACTTGACAACTCTCAGGGATACTCTAACTTTGCTGCTCCTGGTGCTGATAGACTAAAAATTTCACTCAATCTTACAAAGGTTGAGATTGAAGGAGAGACACCACCTAACTTTATTCAAATCATTGACATTATCAATGGTAATATTGTTGGTGACTCTGATAAGTCATTCAAGTTTGACTGGTTGTATGATTTACTAGCAACTAGAACCTTTGAAGAATCTGGTGATTACATTGTTACAGAATTCCCTATTGAACCCCTTGAATATTGGGATTTTAGAATCAATGAACTTGGTGAGGAAGTTGATATTGAGGGTGTGTTTGACCCTGATGATGATGGGTTATATCCACCTGTACCTTTCACTGGTGCCACAGAAAAACTAACATTTGAACAAGCAGATGCTAATTATGCTATCAAGGTAAACCCTGGTCTGGCATATGTTCAAGGATATCGTGTAGGTTACAAGTCACCTTTCTATGTTTATGGTAAGAAACCAAGAACTCAAAATCTAATCCCAAGCACTTTTACACAAATCAATCCTGGTAATAATATTAGAATTACTAGTTTGTATGGTGTACCTGATGTAAGTAACAATAGAAGTAATATCAACACAGATGCATTTGATACAATTACATTGTATAGAAACTTTATTGATGGATATACTGGTGAAGCTTTGAATAGTGCATCAGATACTGATGACACTCCAACAATTCCTATGAACCAAGGTAATGAACCTTGGAAAACATTCCATTGTATTATCAATGGTACTATTGATAGCACAGATATTAGTTTTGATAAAGGTAATGATACAATTAGATTTGTAAGTGCCAAACCTGATGGAGAAGATGACATTGAGGGCAGACTCATTCTTGTTTGGCCTAAGAGAAACTTCTCAACCAACAGAGACATCTATGGTAGTTGTGTAGTTGCAATTCCACCTGAAGCAGGGACTGCTGAAGTTGTTGTAAAAAGAGGTGATAAGATTGGAAAGGCAAGAGTTCTAATCTCTACTCCTATCAATGAGGCACCTGCTGGTGTAGTATCTCCAAAGTACATTCAACCACAAAATCTAATTGAGATAAGCACTGGAGATGACAACCAACCAGACACCTTCTATTCTTATGACTCAGTTCATTCATTAGGTTTAAAAAATACTTCTTTCTTTACTGAACTTCTAATCTCTCCTGATGAAGCAACTGCAGATTTGAACTGGGATCTTGGTGGACTTGTATTTGGTGAGATCTCTAGAGCCATTGCAAAAATTGAAAGAAGTTATAGATTTGAAAAGAATCTAATTGTTGTATCAAATATTATTGGTAGATTCAAGGATGGAGAGAGAATCTTCCAGGCTAATGCAGCAACTAGAACTACACTTGAGGGAATCAGAAGAAGCAATTCTAAAAAATACAAGGTAACTGGAATTCCTGATGAGAGTATTGAGGTTCAGTTTGAACCAATGCGTAATGGTATTGAGTATCAATACATTAGAGGTGGTCATCTTGCTGTAAGAAAACTTACTGGTAGATATGAGATAACTCCTATTTCTTCAGTTGAGTTTAAAAATGATAAGGCTATCATTCATCCTAAGAAAAATATAGAACTCAAAGTAGGAGATGAAGTTGTTATTAGTAATGTCATAGTAGCTCCAAAAATTGATATTCCTGGTGCAAAATATGCAAGACTACTTAAACCAGGTGAGGTTCTAGGTTTCCAATTTAATGATTATATTGGTAATCCCAATAGAGAATCATTAGCTGGTATTGTTATTGGTGATAGATTTGGTCCTGGTTCAGGTGGTGGTGAAAATCTAAATTCAGTTTTCACAAAATTTGTAAAGAGAAAGGTTGCAGAAAGTGTTGAATATATTACTGGAGATGAACCTGTAATCTTTAATGAGGAGTCTGCATATCTAAACAATGAGAATACAGAAAGATTGATTACTGAACTCAATGAAGATTTTATTATTCTAGACAGAGAAAATTTTGGAGAACCAGAAGACCCAGATACTCCAGACTTGTGTCCTGCTAAATTGATTGAAGACCCTAATGGTACTTCTATCCTTATTACTGAAGGTTACACCACTGATGGTGCCATTGTATTTGATGTTGATTGTCAAGATACTATAAATCCACCACCAGACACTGCTGAGAGTGACTACGACCTGTCTGATGTTCAATGTCTAAAGGTTAAATCACTTGGGTCAACTGTCACCCTTCGTGGTGCTGATAGCCCTAGAGTAGATATTGTTGAGGGTGAGGCAAGACCTGATTTTGATTTTAATCCAGACCAAAATACACTAGAATTGACAGATCATGGAAGAGCAAAGATCTTCCAGTTCCCATATTTTGCTGTTACAGATGGTCCTGTTCCTAGAGTAAACTATGAAGTTAGAGTATGTGGTAATAGCAGGTCTAAAGGTGTTAAAGGATATGCCATTGTACCTCCTAGTAAGATTACCAATACTCTGAAAAAGACAAAGAGTTTGTGGTCAGAACTATCTCAACAACCTAACTTCTCTGCTGATGTATCATTCCAGGGCATCAATGATGGTGATGTGGTAGATTTGGCAGATGGTGCATTATTCACTACAACAGCAGGAAGAAACTATATTGCTTGTGACAATTTTGATGGTGATGCTTCTGAAGAACTAGTTGCTGGCGATTTGATCTCTGTTGTAGATGATGAAGGAAGGGTTCAAAGTAAAATTGTACAATTCACAACCTCAGCATTTGGTTTTGGTGAGAATAGATCACCCAGTATAATTTACACTACCACTAACTTTACTGGTAATGTCACTGGTAAGTCTATTCAAAGACTAAGACTTAAAAACTTTGGTGATCCCACTGATAGTTTGATTCTTCAACTACCTGTATCTGTTGTATCATCTATTGAAACCAATCCTGAGATTACAGGAATCAACTATACAGTCTACAGAGAGTTTGTTACTGAAGTTAAAGTTGCCACAGATGAAATCACCTTGACAACTGACAGACAGAATGAGCAGTTTATTCAAGACCCAACCAAAGTCACTATTACTTTATATCAAGTAAATGATAGCAATATAACTGATGATGAAGCAAGACAAAAAGAAGGCAGATTAGTCTCATTAGAAAGCAGCAGTGAGTCAAATAATTTGATTCTAGGTGATGGTGGTAGAGATATTACTCTAGTATTGAGAGAATCACTAGGAGTAAATGGTTTTGTGAAAGTAGTTTTACCTGTTAAGGTAACAAATGGTAGAGCAAGGAAGAAAATACTTGTAAGAAAGGCAATTACTCTAGCTCACAACCCTGATGTTTCACCAGATTCTCCAGAAAATCCAGCATCAAACCAGAACCTAAGTCTTGGTGTTACTGATGCTTATGAGATTGAGTCTATGTTGATGGCACAGGATGGTGCTGACCCTATTGATATTTTGCAAAACTATGAGTTTGACAATGGTCAAAGAGATAACTCATATGATATTGCAACACTATTCAGAAAAGTAGGTAAACCTATTCCTTCTGGAGACATTACAATTACATTCACATATTTTGACCATAGCACAAGTGAGGAAGGTGATTTCTTTAGTGTAGACTCATATACACATGATCAGGGTGTATCATTTGGTAAAATTCCTGTATATAAACCCTTCTCATTTGTTCCTGAGATGAATGTCTCACCTAATAATCCTTCAAATGTTATTGAACTCAGGGATTGTGTAGACTTTAGATCTGCTGTAAACCTTGCAGGTGATGAACCATCTGAGATTCCTATCAATTCAAATAGAGTTACTGCTGATTGTAGGAATTATTTGGATGAAGATTCAGGTGGTAATGGCACTGTACCAAGAATTCCTGTTCCAGGAAGTTCTTTTGAGTGTGATATTCAACACTATATGCCTAAGATTGACTCATTGTTCCTTGATAAATCAGGAAGAATGATTATCAAGCATGGTATTCCTTCTGAAGATCCAGTAGCACCTGCTGATTTGGCAACTGGAATCAGGTTGTATGACATGAAAATGCCAGCATATCTGTTCTCACCCAAAGATATTGCGATTACCAAGTTTAATTACAGAAGATATACAATGAAAGACATCTACGATATTGATCGTAGAGTAGATAGAGTTGAAGATTTGGTTACTTTGTCAGTATTGGAGAACAGTGCTCTAAATGTTAGTGTTAGGGATGCTGTTACTGGACTTGATAGATTTAAAAATGGTATTGTAGTTGACAATTTCAGAGATCACTCAAAGGGTGACACTGGAAGCACACAATATCGCAATAGTATTGACCCTAAAGAGACTCATTTGAGGGCTCCTTTCTATGCTGATCAGGTCAAACTAGAGGAAAAACTACAAACTGATAGACAGAGAGAGAAATTTGGTTTCTATCAAAACTCTAATGGTATTTGCACTGTACCTTATAGCACAAAGAAGTTTATTAAACAACCATTTGCTACAAGATCTGTCAATATTCAACCATTTAGCACCTTTACATATGAGGGTTCTATTAAATTAAGACCACCTATTGATACTTTCCAAGATGTAAACACTCTACCTGATTTGGTTATTGAAGATAATGCTTTATTCTCAGCAGTTCAGGACCTAGCAGATGAACTAAATGAACTAAATCTAGGCACTGTATGGACTGAATGGGAGACTGAAGCAAGGTTGGCAGCTAATAGGCAGAATCCTAGAGGTAGAGAAAATAGAAACAGAAATAGACCTGACAATAGAGGAGTAGACTCAAGTCTTCTACCTGTTGGAAGTTCTACAATTACAACCACTCAAACAAGAACACAAACCAGAACTTCATTTAACACAAGAACAGCAGGGACTGTAAACACTTCTTATGGTGAGAGAGTGGTAGATGTACAATTAGCAAGGAGAATGAGGACTAGACCTGTCCTGTTCCGTGCTAAGAAATTAAAACCCAACACTGAGTATTTTGCTTTCTTTGATGGAGTCCCTGTAAGTGAGTGGGTATCTGTTGATAAAATCAAAACTGATTTTCCTGATGGTGTGAACAGATACAGTGGACCACCAAACAGTGATCCTAGAGGATTTGGTAGAAAAATTGTAAGTGATGATACTGGTTGTGTACAAGGTGTGTTCTTGATTCCTAATGGAAGACCACCTGTAACAGGTGAAAAATTCAAGAGAAGACTATCAAGGATAGAGTACAAGAAGAATGGTCCTACCAGGTCATTTAATACTGGACAAAGAGCATTTAGACTTACCTCAAGTGAGCAAAATACATCTGATATTACAGCAATAGAGGGATTTGCTGAGACTGATTATGTATCAAGTGGTGTCATTATTGATAAGCAAGATACTATTGTATCTACAAGAATTCCTGATGTTACTGTTAAAACTCGTATCAGAGAGCAAACAAGAGAGATAGTAGAAGAAATACCATCTCCAGAACCACCACCAGCAGCACCCCAACCAAGACCTGATGATCCAGTTGCACAATCTTTTAAAATTGATAAGAACAATCCAAATGGTGTCTTTGTAACTGATCTTGATGTATTCTTTAGAACAAAGGATCCTGTACAAGGTGTTGAGGCATATCTAGTTACTATTGAGGGTCAAACTCCATCACAAACTATTGTTCCTAATTCTAGAGTTGTCAAAGAATCCAATTCTATTCTAAGAGTTGTATGTACTAATCTTAGACAATCTAGTGTTACCATTCCTGCTGGAACTGTAATTAAAGGAAAGAAAAGTAAAGCAACTGGTAAGGTTAAAAATGACATCAAATTTGAAAGGCAGTCTGCTAATAGCCTCAAGAATGTAAGAAACACTGTATATGAAGTTGTACTAGAAAATTACAGAGGTGAGTTTGAAGCAAATGAAGAACTCAAAGTAAAACTCAATCCTAGTCTACCTGCTGTATTCACTATTGCAGAAGATGAAATCTCTATTGATAGAGTGGACATCACAAGTATGGGAACTGGGTATACTGAAGCAAGTATATCAGTTGACTTTGATGAACCAGACCTACCTGGTGGAACTAAACCTGTAGCAACAGCAAGGGTGGTAGAACCCTCTACAATTGTAGACAGCAGAGTGGGTCAGGTATTTGAGATTGATATCACTGAGGAGGGCACAGGATACACCAAGACACCTTCTGTAATGATTATGGGAGATGGTTCAGGTGCTACAGCAGAATGTAGGATCTCCAAGGGTAAGGAAGCTGTATCAATGGGTGTAGCAACCTCTGATGATGCTGAATCACCAACCAAGTTTAGATTTGACAACCCCATATATCTACTTGGCAATGTCAACTATGCCTTTGTTATCAAGTCACCAACCTCTGTATTCTACACATTGTGGACATGTAAGATTGGTGAGAATCAGATTGGAACAAGGAAGAAAGTAACTTCACAACCTAATCTAGGTTCATTGTTCTTATCACAAGATGGTGGATTGTGGACTGAAGACCAAACTCAAGACATCAAATTTACTTTGAATAGAGCAAAGTTCAGAACAGATTTGCTTTCAAATGTTAGACTAAACAACTCTCCATTTGAACCTATCAAGTGTCCTTTGAATCCCATTGAGACTGGTAGATTGGTTGCTAATACTACACAAGATGATAATTCTACAAGATTCAATGCAAACCTTAGAGTTGTAAAAGTCAAGGCACCTAATCATGGTTTGATTTCTGGGGACTTTGTGATTATTCAAGGTGTTGAGGGACAACCTTCCAATATTGATGATGAGAAATTCAATACAATGCATCAGGTATTGAACTCTGACTTGCATGAGTTTACAGTAATGATTGATATTGAAGATCCCACAACTGTCAAGGCAGGTTCTAATGGTGGTTCTAATGTCAGTGTAATTTGTAACAGAGCATATGAAACAGTTAATCTGTACTCAGGTGTGATGACATTCCCAACATCAACTATTACCTGCACTAACAGAGCAACTCAATTTGCTGGTACAGGTCCTGCTGAAAATAGTTCAGATCTATACAATCTTGAAAATGCATATGTCTTAGATACTCCTGTTGATACTCCTATCATGGATTCTCTATATTACAATGAACCCAAAGTCATTGGTTCAACTATCAATGAAGTCATGAACTCAGGAAGTCTTAATATGAATGGGCAAAAGAGTTTGGAGACAAGTTTTGTGCTCTCTACTTCTGACAACAAAACTTCACCTGTGATTGATATTGATAGAACCAACTTGAATGTTGTTAGAACACTTATTGATAATCCAAAACCAGGATTTAGAATTAATGCAGGTCCTAGAATTGCAACAATAAGATTCTCATCTTCTATTGATGACTTTAGATTAGTTGCTGGTCAGGATCTTGGATTCACCACATCACATGGTCACTTCAGAGTATTCATCTCACATGTTGACTTACTGCAAAATATTATTGAAGTTACTGGTTATGAGGACATAGATGAACTATTACATGTAACAACATTTGACAATTCAGTATTAAATAGAGCAGGTATTGAAGAGATTGACTCTTCAGAGTCACTAAGATTTATTGAAGAAACCTCAAGAGTAGGGACAACATTTGCTAAGTGGGTATCAAAACTATTTGTCTTTGAAAATCAATCTGATGGTGTTGAAGTCAAGGTATCTTCTATCATCTATGACCACACCAATATTCGTGCCTACTTCAGACCTAGAACAGTTGGTTTTGAAGGGGAAGAGACAGTGAACTGGATACCATTCAATGAAAATCAACCTAAACCTAATGAGGTAAATAGAGTCAGTCCAGATGGCACTGTTCTAACACCAAATGACACTAACTACAATACTAACTTACCCTTAGTTGCAACACCAGGTCTTCCTGACAATGTAGATTTGATTAAACCAAGGGATACAGAAAATGTGGATCCCAGATTGATTATGCCTGGCGAATGGCAAGAAATTACCTGGACAATCCAAGACATTGCTAAATTTGATGCCCTGGCAATCAAACTGGTTCTTACACAAAGCAACCCAGCAATTTCACCTCTAATTGATGATATTCAAATCATTTGTAGTGAATAATGAAAAACAGGATTGAAGGACACACTGACCTTTACAAAGACCCCTACACTGGGGTCATTGTAAATAGGGCTAAATCTGCTAGAGACAGATACAAAATTGCTAAACAGCAAGCATTGAAAAACATTGAATCACAAAAAGAAGTAGCTTCACTAAGGAATGAAATTAGTGAAGTGAAACTATTACTAAAGCAACTTTTAGAGGAAAAAAATGGCAACTAATTATCAGGTCAACATTGTTATTCAAGCAGGTGTTGATTTTGTTCAAGAATTTTATTTGACTAACCCAGATAGAAGTCCTAAAAATATTACAGGATTTAAGTTTGCATCTAATATGAGCAAACACACTGGTTCTGTTGATGCAACTAGAACTACATCCTCAAAAAAAGTTCACAGAATTGTACCTTTTAGAACTAGAGTTGTCAATGGTAAGAAAGGAATATTTTCTATCTCTCTACCATCTTCTGACACAAAAAGATTAAAGGAAGGCAAATATGTCTACAGTGCTGTAATGAGAGACAAGGAAGGAACCACCTCAGAGGCAGTAAGTGGACTATGTTTTGTTGAGATAGCGCATGGAGTTATCAATGAAAATTCAAATGATGAAGTGATTTTTGATGGTGGTGGAGCTATGGATTATGATAATGCAGTAATTTATGATGGTGGTTCCTCAACCACCTATTAATACCACCTCTAAATAGATAAAAAAGTGTGGTAAAATGCCCAGCAAAATTACTAGGATTCAGGTAAGGAGAGATACCACAGATAATTGGCAACTGTCAAATACACTTTTATCTGATGGTGAACTTGGATTAGAATTTAGAGAAGGTGATGTAGAAGAAAGTCTACGATTAAAAGTAGGTGATGGAACAACTAGATGGAATGATTTAAAATACCTTGCAGCAAGTGAATATGTAGCAGGTGCTATTGCGTCTAATGGTAATCCTTTTGTAAGAATAGGAACCAAACAAAAACGTGGGTCCAGAATGGACCCCAATTTGAGACCAGATGCTAATAGTAAACTGCTCAATAATGGTACTTTATATGTTGATACAGATACTAATAAGTTTTATTATTATAATGCAGACAGAGCACTATGGTTCCAAATAAGTGGTGGTGCTGGTGATGGAGATGGATCTCTTGGTGCCACTGGTGCTACAGGTCCCACAGGTCCTAGTGGACCACCAGGTCCACCACTTGATATTGCAGGCAATTGTGGAGAGATTGAAAGTGGTGATGCTTGTGAAGAAGAACAATTAGGAGAAGTTTGTGTAGCTAATAATGGCAAATTATATTATTGTAATGGAGTTGCATATATTGAATTAGAGGTTCAAGGAGCTCATCAAGGTGCTACTGGATTTATTGGTGCAACTGGTGCCACAGGTCCTGGTCTAGACATTGATGGTGCAACAGGAATTATAGAGAATCAGGATTGTACTGAAGAAAAAGAAGGAGAAGTATGGGTAGGTCCTGATGGAAAATTATATGTATGTTCTAGTGGCACTTGGACTGAAATTGGTTTAGTAGAAGGACCACCTGGAGCAACTGGTCCTACTGGACCTTCAGGTCCATCTGGTTCTAGGGGAGAAGGTTTTAATATTATTGGTTCTACAGGACCTGGTGGTATTCCTGGTGAAGGTATACCTTGTGATGAAGCAGCAAATGGTGATGCTATCATTGGACCTGAGGGCAACTTATATGTTTGTGATGGAGAAGGTGATTGGGTTCCCATTGGTCCTGTAACAGGTCCTACAGGTGCAACAGGACTACTAGGACCTATTGGAGCCACAGGTCCCAGTGGACCTCAAGGACCTGCTTTAGAGATTGATGGGGCATGTCCATCTGATATTGAAGAAGGTGATGCATGTGCTGTTGATGGATTTATATGCGCAACACAGGATGGAGATTTATATATTTGTTCTGATGGAACTTGGTCAGAACTAGGTTTAGTTCAGGGTCCTTCTGGTCCTCAAGGTCCTAGTGGACCAGATGGTCCTTCAGGCCCACAAGGTATTCAAGGCCCCACTGGTATTCAAGGTATTCAAGGAGTTGAGGGACGTCAAGGTCCAACAGGACATGGTGGTGCTACTGGTATTCAAGGAATTCAAGGTACTCAAGGACCTGAAGGTGTTCAGGGTATTCAAGGTGTTCAAGG